CTTCATTCATGACGGCGCGTCTGTACCGCGCCTCGTGTGGACGATCTCGGGCCTACGCCCGGACGGTCTTCTGCGCGCGGCGGCGCTGATCCACGACGCGCTGTATCAGAACTGCGGTGCGCTCCCGCTCGGGTGGATCATACCCATGCGGAGGCCGTTCACGCGGAGCGAGTGCGACGTCATATTTCGCGAGATCATGAAACTGGCGGGGGTGGGATGGTGGAAACGAAAAGTCGCCTACGCCGGCGTGCGCACAGGAGGCTGGGCCTCCTGGCGCAAGCACCGACGCAGGATTCAGAACGAGGCGTAGACCGCGAGACACACGGGTAGGACTACCCAGTCCAACACCTCGAATGCGAGCCAACCGTAGAGCAGGACTCTACGCTTGGGTCGCTTCAACGATTCGTACCCCGATTTCCTGGCCGTGAAGATGCACGCGCGGTGAAGCGCGCCGCTCTGGATTGAAAACGAGCAGCGGCTTGCGTCCGTGCTTGTGGGCGGCCTCGAGTCCCTTCTCGTCCAGAACGAGAAACTTCCCGGAACCGTCCCGCGTGGCAAAGACGCAGTTCGGCACGTCCTCTATATAGAGCAGCATCTTCGATGTGCCTTCGGCAACGACCTTCGTCTCAAACTCGATGTGGATCATTCTGGTCCTCTCTTCCGGTTGGATAACTCCCTCTTCGGCATTAGGAGGTCCCAACTTGAGCTCGATCGTTGACAACATGCAAACCCTGCGGGAAGCGGAAGCTCCGAACCAACTTGCGCTTGAGTTGCTCAAGCGTGCGGACGACATCAACGCGCTGGTAGTGATCCTGCGGGATAAGGCCGGCAAGTTACACGCAGTTTGGACAGATCAGGATTTCTCCGAGCTGGCGGAGTCCGCGCTGTACCTGACCGCGTTGGTAGAACACGATCTTTACCTCGAGCACGAGGCGCCCTCAGACGACGAGGACGACGAGGACGACCCGTGCGAGGCTTGATTGCGGCCCTCCTCCTTCTAGGCGCAGCAGCATGTGCCCCGGTGTCGGCCCAGCCTCTCGGGCTGGCGCCGGTCGCACAGCCGCAAGCGATCTGCTATCGAATCGTCGTCCGGTTTCGGGGCGAGCCCGCTGTCCCTGTTTGCACTTACCTCACCACGTATGAAGGCAAACTAGAGGTCTAGGAATATGCCGGTCGAAAGCTGTAACAAGGATGGCAAGCCCGGTTTCAAAGCCTGCCCATCTTGTGCGTGCTTCACGTACACCCCCCGGAACGATCAATCACGCCGGCGCGCTCGAGCGCGGGCCGAGCGCCAGCTTCGCGCCATCAAGGCCAGTCAGGCCCGGCGCAACGGGTAAGGAAACATGGCACGCAGCACACTCATCGGCGCAGGGATCAATCAGGCCCGTGGTCTGACTCTGACCCGCCCGAACAAGGTTACGTTTCCTCCCCTGCGACACATTCAGGGCGAGACGCGCGGCCCGCGCGGTAACCAGCCGCCCGGTCTGCCCGTGCAGCGCACGGCGGGCCGGAAACTCGTGGTGAAGGCTATGGGCGACCCGACCGCGGGCGCTCATGCGCGCCGACGCGCCGCGGGCGGGACCACCTCGGTTCCACGCTTCGCGCAGCGGCAGTACACGACTGGCGGGCAGGGCCGCGTGCGGCGCCACCCGAACAAGCACTTCTGATGGCTGCCCATCCTAGGGGCGGCTCGCGGCGCCGTGGCAGTGTACGCCGCAAGCGTAAGTGTAAGGCGGGCTGTCGCAAGGTCCGCGGGCGCTGCAAGTGCCCGAGCTCGAGGCGTCGCCGGCGGTGACGCGCAAAATCAACCCCCACGGTTCAGGAAGAAAGCCCCAATTATGGGGCGTCCGGGATTGGCGTAAAGCCATCTCGCGCAAGTGGCGTCGGCTGTGTGATCAGTCGGCAGTCCGTGAGGGACTACACGATGCAACGGCCCAAAGTAACCGACTGGAAGAACCCCAACTACGGCACGATCTACCGCTGGCGGAACTGGAACCTCAAGAGGTTCCGTGACTCCGGCCGCTGGGATGTCGCGTGGAGCTTCTACTCCCGGCACCCGGTAGAGGCGATCGAAGACTGGATCACGACTTACGACCCGCGCCTTGCGAGTAAGGGGCGCGCGGCTTACGTCCCCCTGATTCTGTTCCCGAAGCAACGCGAATACGTCGTGTGGCTCTGGGATCTGTACCGAAATAGCGAAGAGGGCATCGCCGAGAAGTCGCGTGACTGCGGCGCCTCGTGGGTATGCCTCGCCTTCGCGTGGTGGCTCTGGACGTTCCACGCGGGCGTCAAGATCGGCTTCGGCTCACGTGTCGAGCGGCTCGTTGACAAGATCGGCGACCCCGACTCCTTGCTCCAGAAGTTCCGCATCCTCATGGACCACCTCCCCGTCGAGCTCCGCCCGATCGGTTGGAAAGTGAAGGACCATGCGCCCTTCATGCGAATCAAGAACCCGGAGAACGGTAACACGATCATCGGGGAAGGCGGGCGGAACATCGGACGTGGCGGCCGGTCGTCGATGTACTTCATCGACGAAGCTGCCTTCCTAGAGTACCCGGATGATGCCGAGAGAGCACTCTCGGCCAACACGGATTCTAAGGTGTGGGTCTCGACCCCGAACGGGACTGGTAATCCCTTCTATAGAAAGCGGTTCAGCGGGAACTTCCCGGTGTTCACTTTCCATTGGAGGGATGACCCCCGTAAGGACGAGGCTTGGTACGCGGAAAAAAAGCGCACCCTCGAGCCCGAAACGCTCGCCCAGGAAGTCGATCTCGACTACGAGGCCAGCACCGGCAACGTCGTCCTACCCGCTCAGTGGGTAAGGGCGTCGCGCGAGCTGCTAACGCTGCTCGCCGAGGACAACTTGCTGCCAGCCGCGCCCGCCGAAGGCGGCATCGCGGGGCTTGACGTAGCAGCGGGCGGCGCGAACTACTCAGTCTTGTGCCCCCGGTATGGCCCCGTCGTGAGGTTCACGGTCAAGTGGTCCGATGACGACACGATCGACGTAGCGGCCAAGGCGAACGAGGAGTCGTTCGTTCTCTCATGCAAGCTGATCAAATTCGACTCGATCGGGGTTGGCCGCGGTGTCGCGGCGGGCCTTCGTCGGATGTCTCCAACGAAAGCACTTGGCGTGAACGTGGGTGAACGCCCTACGCGCGACCGTTGGCCGGACGGAAAACGATCGAAGGACAAGTTTGTCAACCTAAAAGCGGAGCTGTGGTGGATTGCACGGGACCGGCTGCGCCGGACCTACGAGCATTACCTCCACTATATCGGTGAGGGTGGCGTCAGGCATGAGCTTGACGACCTATTGCTTCTGCCCAACGACAGCGCCCTTTGCGCGCAACTGAGTCTTCCACTCTACTTCCACACAGAGTCCGGGAAGATTCAGATCGAGTCTAAGAAGCAAATGCGCACGCGCGGGATTTCCTCCCCCGACCATGCGGACGCGCTCATCCTAACCTTTGCTCCGGTTAGATCCCTAAGGGGGTCGCGGAGAGCGCGGAGTCGCTGGTAGAATGTCTATCGAAACAAAACATCCTGACTTCCTCGAAGTCTCCGAAGATTTCCGCGTGGTGCGGGATGCCTTCGCCGGCGAACGAAGAATCAAGGAAGCCACGTTTCTATATCTGCCCGCCACAACTGGGCAGATCAAAGACGGAGCTCTAAAAAACGTCGTCTCAACCGGCTGGATTTCGTACAGCAACTACCTGAAGCGCGCGATTTTCCCCGAGTTCGTGCGGGATGCTGCGAACACGCTGGTCGGCGTCATGCACGCCGAGCCCGCGGTGATCAAGCTTCCCGAGGCGCTCGAGGGCATGCGGAACGACTCGACTCGCAAGGGCGAGACGCTCGAGATGCTCCTTCGCAAGATCAACGAGCAGCAGCTCGTCTTCGGGCGGTTCGGCCTTCTCGCCGACTTCCCGCAGGACGTCTTCACCGCACAACTGCGCGAGCTTCCCCACATCGTGCAGTACAACGCGGAAACGATTATCAACTGGGATGATGAGCGCCGAACCGAGTTCTCGGTCAACGAGCTCAACTTCCTAGTCGTCAATGAGACAGTATTCGTGCGCGGGCCGGAAGGCGCCAACGTCTTCGACTGGATGGAAGAGCGCCGGTTCCGTGTCCTGTTTCTCGAGGAACTTGATCCCGATTTCCCGCCCGGCCCGAACAACCCGCTGGTCTACAAGACGTGGGCCGAGGCCGACGACGTGCGTGGCCCGACGATCATCCCGCAATTCATGGGCTCCACGCTGGACGAGATCCCGTGGGTGTTTGTCGGCGCGAACGATCTGAACGCGAAGCCTGACGAGATCCCCCTCCTCGGGATCGCGAATCTCTCTCTGGCGGTCTACCGCGGCGAGGCGGACTACCGCCAGTCGCTCCACCAGCAGGGTCAAGACACCCTCGTGATCATCGGCGATGAGGTCTCGAAGGAAGGCGACTCGAAGGAAGACGACGACGCGACCGAGATCGGCGCGGGCGCCATCATCCGCATCGTGGCGGGCGAGGGCGCGAAGGCCGAGTTCATCGGCGTCGAGTCCAAGGGCATCCCTGAGCAGCGCGCGGCGCTCTTGGAGGACCGTCTGCGGGCTCAGTCGATGGGCGCCCGGCTCCTCGAGCCGCGCGGCTCGCAGGCCGAGTCGGGCGAGGCCCTCCGAATCCGCGTGGCGGCCAGCACGGCCACCCTCAAGACGGTCGCTCTGACCGGCGCGGCTGGCCTCGAGCGCATTCTACGAATCTGCGCCAAGTGGGTCGGGGCGGACCCGGACGAGGTGCATGTGGTCCCGAACCTCGACTTCACCCAGGAGACCCCGAGCCCCGAGCTCGCGCGGGAGCTGGGCGAGGCCAAGAAGACGGGCGTCATCCCGCTGTCCGAGAAGTCGATCCACGCTTGGCTCCAGGCGAAGAACTACACGAAGCTCACCTTCGAGGAAGAGATCAAACAGCTCGCGGCGGAGAAGACGCGCAAGGTCGCCTTCGACGCGGCGACCGCGGTCACGGGCCGCACGGACGAGACCGGGCCTTGGCCCGCTCACAGCTACGTGCTGAAGACGTGGCCCGACGGCAGCGTTCACGGCATCACCGACCCGGACCCGACGGACGGCCATTTCCATGTGATCACGGCCGAAGGCGTGACCGAGATCGCCCTCAAGCACGTCCATAAGTTGCTCGAGGGCGTCGAGGTCGAACGTGAGCCAGAGCCCGCCGAGAACCTCGAGGGCGACCCTGAAGAGGGCGACCCCGAGAACGAAGAAACCCCCGGCGAAGAGAACGCCGGTTCAAGCGACGAGGAATGATCCTCGCGCACTCATGTGAGGTAGAAACATGGCACTCGATATGATCGTGGAGTCTCTCGACTCCGTTGACGAGGCTTTCCGCGGCGAGTACGTGGAGCGTGACGGCAAGTTCGTACTGGACGTGACCGGCGCGTTCTCCGAGGTCGATCGGAACAAGCTGCAAGAGTCACTCCGCAAGGAGCGCGACGATCACAAGTCCACCCGTGGCAAGCTGAAGGCTTTCGGCGAGAACACGCCCGACTCCTTCACCACGCTGACGGACAAGGCCGAGGAACTTCAACTCGCGCTCGACTCGACCGAAGGCAGCGACGAAGAGCGCGCGGCCAAGAACGAAGAGCTCGCGGAGCGCAAGGCGCTCGCGAAGATCCGTCCCCTCGAGCGTCAGATCAAGACGTTGGGTACGTCTCTGACCGACATCACCGGCGAGCGTGACGGTCTTCTAACCGACAAGCGTCGGGCGAAGATTCTCGGCACCGTTCTCAGTCCGAAGCTGCTCAAGGAAGTCGGCATCGTGCCCGAGGCGGCCGATGACGTCGAGCTCTGGGCGCTTCATAACTTCGAGATCGACGAGCATTCCGATAAGGTCGTGTCCAAGGATTCCCTCGGGAATCCCGGACTTGGCCCCAAGGATGTGTTCACCGAGATGAAAGCAAACGGTCAGCGGCGACACTGGTTCGGCCCGACACAGGGCGCTGGCGCTGCCGGCGGCAAGGGCGGGGATAACTTCGAGAACAATCCGTTCTCAGAAGAGACCTTCTCGCTTACCCGAATCGGTCAGATCGTCAAGTCTGACACCGCAAAGGCACTTCGCATGGCGAGGGCCGCGTCGAGCAAGAGCTACGACGCAATCCGTTTTCTGCCCACGGAGCTCCGACCGAGCTAAGGGCACTGCCCGCAGAAGTCCGAGTGTCGGATGGAGCGGAGAAGAGTACCCGCACGTGCTATGAGCGCGGACGGGATCGGCAACCAAACCACAACTCGTCAAGTTGACGAAGGAGAAAAGTTATGGCGGTCACACGCCTCACCGATCTCGTTATTCCTGAGGTCTTCACGCCCTACGTGCAGCTTCTCACTGAAGAGAAGTCGGCTTTCCGGGCCTCCGGTGTACTCGAGAGTTCACCGCTTCTTTCCCAGCTCCTCTCCGGCGGAGCGCGCACCTTCAACGTGCCTCATTTCCGTGATCTGTCTCAAACCGAGTCGAACGTGTCTTCGGACAACCCGGCATCCAACGCCGTGCCCGAGAACATCACGACCGGCCAGGAGATCGCGCAGCGGCACAACCGGAACCAAGTTTGGTCCAGCATGGATCTGAACGCGGCTCTGGCGGGTGCGGACCCGATGCAGGCCATCGCGGCCCTCGTTGCGGACTACTGGGTCCGTGAGGAGCAGCGCATGCTGATCGCGGCTATCCAGGGCGTATTCGCCGACAATGAGGCGAGCGACTCGGGTGACCAGATCAACGACATCGCACTGGGCATTGCGGGTACGCCGACGGCGGCGAACCTCTTCTCGGCGGAAGCCGTGATCGACACGCAGCAGACGATGGGCGATTCTCAGGGCGACCTGGGCGTGATCGCTCTTCACTCGGTCGTGTTCTCGCGGGCCAAGAAGAACAACCTGATCGACTTCATCCCGGATGCTCGCGGCGAGGTGGACATTCCCACCTTCCTCGGCCTCCGCGTGGTGATCGACGACGGCCTTCCGGCCGTTGCCGTCTCGGGTAACACCGAGTTCAGCTCCTATCTCTTTGGGGCTGGCTCTGTGGGCCGTGGCGAGAGCGCACCTCTCGTGCCGACGGAGACCGATCGGGTGCCCCTCGCGGGCGACGGCGGTGGGCAGGAGTTCCTGTCCTCTCGCGTTCAGTGGGCTCATCACCCGCGCGGTTTCGCGTGGCTCGCGGCCTCCCAGGTCGGCGAGGGTCCCACGAATGCCGAGCTCGCTCTCGCTGCGAACTGGGATCGCCGGTTCAACGAGCGCAAGCAGATCAAGCTGGCCGAGCTGCGTACCAACGGCTAAGCCTGATCCCCCATCAACGAGGGGCGCCCCGCTCGCAGTCGGGGCGCCCCCAACTGGTTTCCCCCAATGAGTCAAGGAGTGATTCCCGTGGCAGACGCAGACCAGCCCATCAATGACGATCTCTCGGTCGAAGGACTCGAAGAGCTCGTCGCAGCAATCGACACGCCCGACGAGGGCGATGTCAAAATCAAGGTCGTCAACGTAGTTGACGCTTCCAAGCCGCCCGAGCCGCCCGAGGAAGATCCTCTGGGCGCGTGCAAGATTGAACTGAAGGACGCCGAAGCGGCTGTCGGCACGGCGCAAACCGTGTTGGAAGCGGCGCTCAAGCACCGGAACGTGGTGAACAAGCGCTGGATGGAGCTTCGGCGAAGCGAGCAGCTCTCACTGCACGAACTGAACGAGAAACAGAAAAAGATCACGCGCGTCGAGAACGCGCGGCGATTTCGCGCCGCGGAGGCGATCGAGCAGTTGCGAGGTCACTACCGCCCAGGCAAGCGCGAACACTACCCGCTCTCTCCCTCAGCGAAGTCTGCGGTCGGGAGTGTCGAGGAGTAAGGTATGTCGAAGTCGGCACCTCTGCCCGGCAGCGAGGCCCGCCTCAATCCGGCCATCGTCGGGCAAAGGGACCGTGGCGGACGCATGCAGCCCGCGCTCTTCCATGCGCGGGAGCGCCGCCTCGAGCGCTTCGTGCGTGCGGGCGTGACGTTCGACGACAACGTGGGGCTGTTCGTCCCGAGCGCGTCGATCGCGAGCCCGGTCACTCTGGTGCAGAGCCAGAATCCGGGCATCCTGATCGCCCGCTTCGAGCACTTCGGCGTGCCGACAGGCGTGATCTTCGAGACGGGTGACGCCGTATTCAACTCGACGCTCCAGTTCAACGCGGGAGCCCTCGAGCTGGACATCACCAGCGAGTCGATCGCCGAGGTGAGCGCGTCTACCCCGCTCGACTCCCCGGATACCGGGTTCCACACTTACGTCTTCGCCGTCGATCCCGATCCGGCCGGCGACAACTCGCTGCCTCTCCGGGCGCAGTTGTGGCTGGACGGGCGTCTGATCTTCGACGAGTTGGGCGTAACTACGGCCGACCCCGATGTGGCGTGGGCTTCGAGCACGGCGGACTGGGGCTACGCAAGCACCATGACGAACGTCGGGCAGATCGCCGATCTGGAGCTCTACCTAGGGCAACTTCCGGCGCTGTTCTAAGGAGGCCCTTCCGTGGCGACTCACACGCCGGTCAGCTCGACAGTCAAGAGCCTCATCATCAACGTCTCGACGCCGGGCGTCGTGTCTCTTCTCAACCTGCCCGCCAACGTGATCGTTGGACCGGGCCAGTTGTTCGTGACTACGCCTTTCGACGGAACCCCCCGCATCCAAGTCGGCATCACCGCGGACGCGAATCTCGTGTTCGACGGCTTGACCGACATCGACTACGATAAGGTGGGCGCGAATCGCTTTCGCAGCGAGTCCGATCATCGTATCCTGACCCCGACAGTGCTCGGCGTGATCTTCACGCTCGGAGGCGCGACCGTCGGGGTAGCAACACTAACCGTGAAGATCACCCGGGAGACCTAAGAAAATGTCGGAGCACTTCAGTTACGGACAGCGTGGCGTCGCATCGGACGTCGAATATGGCGTGGATGGCGGCCGAGTCATCTGGAACGGAACCCTGTTCCAGATGCGGGAGACGGACGGCGCGACCGACGCGCGCGTTCAGGTCGCGGATGCGGTCGCGGACGCGGATGCCGTGAACTTCGGTCTGGTCAAGGGTCTTCTGGACGGCGTTGTGTGGAAGGAGTCGAGTCGGCTCGCTACCACGGTGGCGCTCGTCGGCGGCGGCTGGACCATCGCCGGCTCGGGTGTGGGCAAGACGCTTACCTCCCCGACGACCGCGACGTCGAACAACGACTTCGACGGCGTGACCGCGGCTCTGAACGACCGGATTCTCGTCAAGGACGAGGACGCGGCCGACCAGGAGAGCAACGGGATCTACACGATCACCCAGCTCGCGGACGGCGCGGCAGCCAGTGCGATCCTGACTCGTGCGATCGACATGGACGAGGACGTCAACGCGGCCGGCGAGGATGAGGTCCGACCCGGCGTTTCGACCTTCGTGACTGAAGGGACGCAGAGCGGTCGGCAGTACACGGTCCTGGGCGCTGGCCCGATCACCGTGGATACGGACGACATCATCTGGACCCAGACGAACACGCAGAGCGCGGCGGACCCGCTCATTCGTCTCGCCACCCTCGGGACCGGCGCGACGCAGAGCATCGGCACCGTCCTGCCCGTGAGCTCGAAGGTTCAGGACGTCAAGCTCGAGGTCACGACCATCTACGATGCCACGGCCACGATCGAGATCCGGGACGACGCGCCCACGACCTACCAGCCCACGAACGAGAACAAGCCGAAACAACTCGGCCTGTACGTCTCCGAGGTGGCCGGTCACGTGATCGCGGGCGGCACGCGGCAGCTCCAGGCCATCGTGGGTAACACCCCGGCCGCGGGCGTCGCGGAAGTAGTGGTCAACTACAAAATCTAAGCCTACGGGCTGAGAGGTCGTTCCAATGGCCCGTTTCACTCGACTCGACGGGCTCCTCGGCGTTGATCTGACTCTAGATGCGGGCGAGGAGAACCGCCACATCTACGTCGGGACAGGTGACCCGAATGTGTTCAGCTTCGCGGGTCTCCCGACCCCGAAGCTCGGAGACATATTCATCTCGGATGGATCGTTGTGGCAACACGACGGGGCCACGTGGATCGAGAACCTGCCCGGCGCCGGCGGGGGCGGAACGGTCGAGGCGTTCAGCGGGTTTCACACGACCGCGGTCATCAACTTCTCCGAGACTTACCAGGATCTCACCATCGGAACGGAGCACGTCAAGACTTCCAACTTCACGCACAGCGCGGGCAGTGCGGAGGTCACGGCAAACTTCACAGGCAGGATCTCGTTCAACGGTCACGCCACCATCTTTGCTCAACTCACCTCGTCCGACAGAACGAGCTTCCAGATCCGCCTCATGCGTGACATCGGAGCGGGCTTCGTCGAGATTCTAGGCACTGAGCAGACGGGCTACGTCCGAGAGAAGCTCGGCGAGCTGAACTCTCAAGGGGCCGCGGCGATCACGCCGGTCATCTTGGACGTGACAACCGGCGACATCTTCAAGATGCAATTTCGCAAGGAAGACGGCACGGCGAACAACGGAGTCTTGGACACGCTCGCCAATCAGGCGATGATTTCGCTGAGGTCGGTATGATCCCCAACCTGATCACATACGAGATTGCGACAGCGGTGGACGCTGGCGTTGTCAACTTCAAGAAGCTCGAACGGGAGATCGCGGCCTCCGGCGCGGTGGAAGGCTTTCGTGGCCTGCCCGCGGTAGCAGGGGTCCTCTTCGTGATGGGTGACAGCATCGTCGATGAGGCGCTGCTGGACGTGACGATCGCCACGCACGTCGCGGTGTCGTTGGACGACGCCCGACTCGAGCGCATCACGGAGCTGGGCGTAGAGTTCACGGAGTTCATGAACGGTCGCTACCCGCAGCCAGTCCAGATGAGCTTTTCCTTTTACATGCACGAGGCGCAGGGTCGAAGTTTCCAGGCCCGCCGGACAGAGATCCAGAAGGTGATCGACTGGCTGAGCTTCTGTCTGGACGAGTTCTTCGCCAAGAAGAATGCCGTCCTCGCGGCGCAAACGATCGCGGCGACCCAGGCGGTCGCCCTCGACTTGACGCTGTGCGCCGAGTCTGATCCGCTGGTCAGTCTTGATGCCGTCAGAAGGATTGTGGCGTAATGGGTTCAATCACGATCCCCTCGAGCTTCACGCAGCCCCACCCGGTACAGATTTCAGTCAACGGCTTCGCCGGCGGCATCTCGGGCCTCTCGCCCCTGTTCGCCATCCGCGACGGGCTGACGACGGACTCCTTCATCGACTTCAACGATCTGACGTTCAAAACGGCTGGCTGGACTACGAAGCAAGCGGCCATGACGGACCAGGGCGACGGGCACTACGTGGCGACCGCGGACCCGTTCCTCTGGACGGTCGGCGCCGGCAAGCCCGAAGAGCCGGCCTACTTCGTGATCGAGTACGACATCCCGAACTTCGGCATCGAGAACGACTTTCTGGTCGTGACGGCGGCGCTGCCCGGCGAGGAGTTCGAGCGCACCTTGGACACGGTGGGGCTCGACACGCTCGGCTGGCAGGAAGTCCATACCGCGTGCAAGTCCCCGCAGCGGGAGCTCCGGCGGCTGAACCTCTACGACGTGAGCGGCCGGATCACTGGCAGCGCGGCGACCTTCCAGTCGTCCGGCGGCATCATCATCCGGCGAGAGAACCTGTGCTAAGCCCGACGCCCTTCCTGTTTGACGCGCGGCAGATCGACCTTTTCGAGCCCACGAGTTTCCTCTTCAGCCCCCGGGCTGCGGTGCAGTGTTTCGTCTCGATCGACAAGCTCGAGGCCCAGGCCGCGATCCTCGTGGCGCTGGGCGCCGAGGTCATCGCGCGCGAGGATCTCATGGGGATGACTCAGATCACCCTCGCGCTGGACGCCCGGAGCGTCGTGACCCTACAACTTCAAGCCGTTCGACGCGACGCGGAGACTCTGGACTCCCAGATCGCCGACGGGGAGCTCTGCCCATGAGCGTACAGAATGCTCTGATCGAGATGTTCAGCGGGGACTCGAAGATCCTCCGCTACACCGTCAAGGACGGCTCCGGCGCTGTGATCAACATCACGGGCGCCGCGTTCCGTTGGGGCCTGTTCAAGCTCGACACAGACGAAAGCACTCCCACGGCGAAGAACTCGACCGTGCTCGCGCCCCCGGGTGAGAAGACGGTTGGCTCGGGCATCGTGCTTACGGACCCGACGAACGGCGTGCTCGAGGTAACTCTGGACCCGGCGAACACGGCTCCGCTCAAGGGCTCGTTCTACCATGAGCTCGAGATGATCCTCACCGAAACTTCGACCGTGGCGTTCGGCCAGATCGACATCAAGAGAGATGGGCTGGAGTAATGGCTACCGAAGCTGAGCTGATCCTCGAAGACGGCACGGGCATCGTTGACGCGAACACCTACGCGCTCTTCGTGACCGCGGACGCCTACCACAGTCTACGCGGCAACGTGGCATGGGCCGACGCGGATGACGTCGAGAAGGCTACCGCCCTCGTGAACGCCACGCTCTACACGGATCTCCGCTGGAGCTACGTCGGCAGCATCTCAGTCGAAGACACCGGCTCGGGCGACCCCCAGAATCTCGACTGGCCGCGGAACAACTTCGACTTCGATCTGTTCGACTCGGACGGGATCGACGTCACGGACACCGTGCCCCAGCAGATCATCGACGGGATGCTCGAGTACGCACTGCGCGCGCTGGAAGGCCCGTTGCTCCCGGACCCGACGGTCCCGGACGACGCCGGCCGCTTCGTGAAGCTGACGCGCGAGAAGCTCGGGCCGCTCGAGGAAGAGATTCGGTACAGCGATTCCCGCGGGACGCGCACCACGCGGCGCTACCCGGTGCCCGATACCATCATCAGGCAGAGTGGTCTCGTCGAGAATGTGACAACCGACCGCGCGACGAGGAAGTAAGCCCGTGGCCGCCATCCACGAGAATTTCGTCGAGCTCATGGACAAGCTGGTCCGCAAGAATGGTCGTGCGATCTCGATCCGACGGCAGACCGGGACCACGCTCAAAGACCCGGCGAACCCACACCTCGGGAGCACGATCGAGACGACCGACACCCCCACGAAGGGCGTCTTTCTGGACAACGACTCGCGGGACTTGCTCCTGATGCTGCCGGGCCAGCCCGACCAGCGGACGGTGCTTGATCGCGAGATCGACCGGCTGCTCATGATCCCGGGCAAGGGCCTGAATTTCGAGCTCGACATCGAAGCGACGATTGTGGATGGCTCGAAGCTCTGGCAGATTACCCAGGTGAACAAGATCCAGCCCGGGCCAACGCTGGTCGGCTATTTCGTGAGGATCTCGAACTAATGGCTGCCACCTACAAAGCCGCGCGGGACGATCTGTCGAACTTCGCGACAGCCGCGTGGAACACGGCGGTCGCTGCGATTTCACCGACACCCCCGCTGTTCTACGACAACCTCAATCAGAACCCCCCGGACGACGGAAGTGTCTGGGGCAGGCTCAGCATTCAGAACTTCGACGGCACTCGATCGTCGTTGGGCTCGGCCAACGCGCGCTTTCGGCGGATTGGCATGCTGTTCGTTCAAGTGTTTGTTCCGATAGGCGACGGGACTTTGATTTCGGACCAGATCGCCGATTCGCTCGTGGAGGCGTTCGAGGACGCCGGCGCGATCGGAAACATCTGGTTCCGTGACATTGGGCAGCGGGAAGTAGGTCCCGACGGAACCTTCCATCAAGTGAACGTGGAGGTTGCCTTCACGTTCGACCGAACGTGACATAGGAGATAACAGAAAATGTCCGACACAAATCGAGTAGCACTGCGTGCTACGAAAGAGTCCGCGTTCGGCGTCGTTCCGACGGCTCCCAACCTTCGCGAGCTCTGCTACACGGGCGCGCCCAGCTTGGCGTTTGCGCCCGAGACCACGGTCTCCGAGAAGATTCGCTCGGATCGCCAGATCGACGACCTGCCTTTGGTCGGCGGCGAGGCGGCCGGGGACATCAACTCGGAGCTCGCATTCCGCGTTCATGACATCCTGCTCGAAGGGGCGTTCTTCAACCTCTTCCAAGAGCGGGTGAACCGGGTCAACGACGAGGTTGCCACGGAGATTACGGCCGCGAACGCGGGCGTGGATTTCACCGTGCTGGATAACGGCGATACGGTCGTCGTGGATGACATCCTGCGCGGCGAGGGCTTCGCTGTCGCCGGGAACAACGCCTTTCACATCGTGGATGGCGCCCCGTCGAACACCTCGTTCCCATCGTCCACCGTCGTAGCAGAGGCAACGCCTCCGCTCGGCGCGCGCCTGCACGTCGTGGGTCGGCGTGGCGCGGCTGGCGATCTGGATCTGACCATCTCGGGCAGCACGGGTACGCTGGTTTCGACCATTCTCGACCTGACGACCATCGGGCTCTTGAAGGGCGACTGGATCAAGTTGACGGGGTTCTCGGCTACGCCGGCGAACAACGACTTCTACCGGCTCCAGCTCGACCCGACCACGAACCTGCTCACCTTCGACATCGTGCCTGTGGGCTCGGTGACGGAGGCACCCGCGGGCGCTGTGGACATCTTCCTCGGCGAGCGCCTGATCAACGGCGCGCTCTTCCAGAGCTACACGATCGAGGAAGAGTTCGAGGATCACACGCCGGTCACGTTCCAGTATTTCCGCGGCATGGTCGTGGATGGGCTGGTCATCACGGCGGAGCCCCAGGCTATCGTCACGATGGTCTTCACCTTCTCGGGCAAGGATGCGTTCTTCTCGGACGCGACCATTCCCGCGAGCGTGCCGGATCAGCTTCCGGCCGTGGATGGTGCGGGCCGAGTGGCCGCCGCGACCACGGTCTCGATTCAGACGGTACAGGTGCTCAACTCGAGCTCCAACGTCGGCCGGATCGCGCGTGGCGGGGCGCCCATCGTGGGCTCCAACTTCGTGCTCGAGGCCAGCTTCGAGATTTCCAATAACACGCGGCAGAACAACGCCGTCGGCTTCCTGGGCGCAGTCCAGATCGGCGTCGGCGAGTTCAGCATGACGGGCTCCCTGAACACCTACTTCGACGACGCCAGCTTGGCGCGCGACGTGGTGAACAACACGGAGACGTCGTTCGACATCCGCTTCGAGGATGACTCGGCGCATGTGGTCGTGATCGACGCACCGCGGATCAAGTTCGCGGAGGGCGCGCCCGAGGTGCCCAGCAAGAACGCGGACGTTACGCTCCCGCTGACCTATCAGGCCATCCGAGAGCCCAACTTCAACTACACCGCGAAGTACATGCGGTTCAACGGCGTTCAGTAAGAACGCACTCACCAGAGGCCCGGTCCCCACGTCGGGGGCCGGGCACTTGACCCCAAGCGGGCGTGATGCCCAACTAAGGGAGACCCCCAATGGCAGCAGTGAAGCCGATTTCGGCACTCTTCGGAACGAATGCGACCCTCGAGACCGAGGGCATCTGGATTGACTACGGCGACTACGGCAAGTTCCTTGTCGCTCGCGCCGGAGGCCAGAACAAGAAGTTCCGCAACCTCTTCGAGAAGAAGATCCGCCCATACCGGGCCGCGATCAACATGGGTACGCTGGACGACGCGGTGGCCGAGCGCATCATGCGCGAGTCCTTCGCCGAGGCCGTCGTGCTCGAGTGGGATCTCGTGGACGCCGACGGCAAGTCGGTTCCGTTCACGGTGGAAAATTGCATCGAGCTCCTCGAGTCCAACCCGGATCTGTTCACCGACCTTCAGCAGCAGTCGCAGATGGTCGCGAACTTCATCCAAGACACCCGGGAGATGGATGCAAAAGACTCAGGGAGTTCCTCCTCTGGCGAGTCGAATACGGGCCTAGCGCCCAGAAAATCGTAAACGCCGCCAAGGAAAGAGGCGCTCCCATTCCCAAGAGTATCGCGGACGCACCCGTTCCCACCGATCCCTATCAACTCCGAATGTTCCATGCGTTCGAGCTCCTCTCCACATGCCGACAGATCAGCCAGGGCGGTGTAGGCCCTATCCCGTGGTTTGCTCTCGACCAGTTTGCGCGGCAGCAAGGCTTCGCAGACGACGAGATAGCCTACGAGGACTTCGTGCATATCATGCAGGCATTGGATGAGGTGTATCTGACGCGGAAGGCCGCGGAGATCGACAGGGAGAGGAAGAAGGCAGGCCAGAGTGGCAAATCCCAAACAATTCGCGCGCAACCTATTCGCGCGCGCAAGGGGCGTTGAGCTGAACTCCGGCGACGCCTTGCGTGACGCGATCGGCGCAGCTATGGTTACGCTCGTCCGCGTCACCCCGGTGGGTGGCCCTCCGACGTCCCCGAGAGACCCACACCCGGGTCTTGCCCGGTCCAACTGGAAAGTCGTCCTCCCAGGAGCCAGCATCGGCGGCCTTGTAGTCGCCGGGAGCGAGAGTGACGCTATCACTCGTGGTATCTTCGCTGCTAAGGCAGTGCCGACGGATGGCTTCGCGTTCATTACCAACTCTGTCCCGTACATCAACCGTCTGAATGAAGGCTCGAGCTCACAAGCGCCCGCCGGGTTTGTCCGGTTGGCGGTTATCGCTGCGGGTCTCGCTGCGAGTGATGTTAGACTCTTGAGGAAGCGCTAGTGGCTACAGAACCTCTCGAGATTATCGTCCGTCAAAGGGGCGCTCGAACCGTTGCGCGGGACGTCCGCAACATCGGATTGGCTGCCTCCTCGGTCAGCGGGCAACTCAGCACGACCACGCGCCTCTTGCGGGGGCTGGCTCTCGCGAGCGTGGCCCGGCGAATCTCGCAGTTCGCCGATGGCTTCACGAACCTACGGAACAAGGTTCGGATTTATTCCAAGTCGCAGGAAGAGGCCAACGCGACTACGAACGAGTTGATCCTGATCGCGAACCGAACGCGCATCGGCCTCGACTCGGTTGCACTTACGTTCCAGCGCCTCTCCATCATCCAAGACCAACTCGGGCTTACTACGGCGCGCACTACGCGCCTCGTCGAGTTGCTGTCGAAGGCAGTCATTCTCGGTGGATCGAGCGCGCAGGAAGCCGGCGGCGCCCTACGGCAGTTCAGCCAGGGTCTCGCTACCAACTTCCGAGCGGCAGCGCAGGAGTTGAACTCGGTCCTCGAGCAGACCCCGGGTCTGGCGAAGGCTTTGGCAGATGGTTTGGGCATCGCTACGTCCGAGATCAAGAGGCTTGCTACGGAAGGTAAGCTGACTTCGGATCTGGTCGTCAGAGCGATTGAGGCCCAAGCCGAGGTCATCGACGCTCGGTTCGCGAGAGTCGCCCCGACTATCGGCCAAGCGTTCACCGTCCTCAATAACTCGCTGACTATTTTCGTCGGTCGCGTCTTCGAGGCCACGGGTGCCGGCAAGGCGATCGTCAACACGATCATCAGTCTCTCGCAAGGCTTGCTTCGCCTGTCGGTCGATACGGAGAAGTTGAACACCGCCCTCGAGATTCTCGGCACGATCCTCGGTGGCTTCATAATCCAAGCCGTCGTGGCTCGGTTCGCCCGCCTCGCAGCCATCTTTGACACGATCATCGCGAAGGCTCTTCCCCGAGTGCTGAACCTCATCGCCCTCGGGCTGAAAGGCATGGACGTCGCGGTCAGAGGCGCGGCTAGGGGCTTCGCATTTCTCGCCACTACCGCATTGCAATCACTGGCGTCGATCAACGTCGGGGCCGTCACCTCGAAAGTAGCTGCCGGCTTCGATGCTGTCGCCTCGGTAGGCCAACGGGCTTTCAGAACTCTGGGCAACGCGGTCGTCGGTGTGGGCAATGCCCTTAGGAATCTTCCCGGTGTTCTATCCTCCGTGGGGCAAAGATTCGTCTCGGTCGGGGTTTCCGCCAAGAAAGCATTCGGCCGTGGGCTGGGCGGTGCGATCGACAGCGTAGGCGCGGTCCTGAAGCGCCTTGGCGCGGTTGTCATTGCGACGGGCGCTCGGTTCAAGGCGATGGGTGTAGCCGCCCTTGCGTCGTTCAGGAGGATCACAGTCGCCAGCACGATCAGCGCGCTGAAACGGATGGTCGTCGCGATTGCCGCGGCTACCGCGTCTTTCCTTCGCATGGGCGCGGTGGCTCTACTCTCATTCCGCCGCCCGATCGGCGGGATCAAGAACATGATCGGCCTGCTCAGGACCGGCCTGATCAAAGCACTCAAGGCGACCCGCGTGGCCCTCCTCGCCATCGCCTTCGGTAACCCGTTCGGTCTGATCCTCGCAGCCGCCGGCGCCTTTCTGGCTCTCCTGTTCGGCGTGCGGAACGAAACCGTCGAAGTGGGCGGCGAGGTCGTCAAGATCAAAGACTTCTTTGTCGCGGCCTTTACTCTCGCGAGGGAGGCCCTCTTCAAGCTGGCGGACAAGTTCCTTACGTTCTTCGGACAAAACGGCGATGGGGTCGGTGTCATCCGTGGGTTCTTCAACATCTTCATCGGTCTGTTCACCGCCACGTTCAAGACGGCCGTGCTGTTCGGCACCCGGGTAGGTGACGTCTTCAAGGGTATCGGCGCGGGAATCGTCGCGGCCATTCGAGCAATTCCCGATGCTCTTGCCAGAATCGGAAAGCTTGACTTCTCCGGCGCCGCGGGCATTGTGGCTAGCGCCTTCGGGACCGCCTTCGAGGATGCCTCGGGCGGATTCGGTGCGGCCGTCGCCGAAATCTTCAAAACCGAACTCGCGAAGGACCAGCTCCAGGTCATTACCGATCTCATCGCGAAGACCTTCCCGGATCTCACCGCGGCGGCCGTCAAGCATCGCGCGGCGATCATCCTCGCCGAACAGGAAACTCAGAAGCTTGCGGAAGCAACCGGCAGAGTGGCCGAAGGTGTGGAAGGACTGACCGGCGGACTGACTAAGGAAGCCAAAGCGCTTGCCAGCATTCTCGCCAAGACGAGTGCAGCCGCAGCCGCCGCGCTGAGCTTTCAGAAGACTCTTGACAAGCTGAACGCTGCTCAAATCAAAGGGCTGATTACTCTGAAAGAGGTAGATGAGATTAGCAATCTCCTTGCTACGCGCACGTTCCGCGAGCTGGCCGCTGAGACGGACGCGGTTGGGAAGGCGACAATCGACAACGCGAAAAAGCTTGCCGAGCTACGTGCTGCGGCAACCGCTGCGAAGATCAGTGTTGATGAGCTCGCATCAGCCGAAGCCCGTCTGAAAAGGGAGTTTATGGATACGGTTCTGGCGATCAAGCGTCAGAACGATACGCTCAGCGCAACCGACGCCGCGATCCAGGGCGCGATCGACGGCTTCACGAGATTCGAGGATAGTCTCGGTTCGACGTTCTCGAACGTCTCCGATCTGATCTCCGGTACGTTTGAGAAGGGTCTCGACGCCATCAACGAGTTCACCCGCACGGGCGAGTTCAACTTCAAGTCGTTCGCCACCAGCATCATCCTCGAGATCCAGAAGATCACGCTGAAGCTGCTCGCGCTTCAGGCCATCCGCGCTTTCCAGCAGCGCGCGGAAGAGGGCGGCGGTGTCGGCGGTTTCTTCAAGCAATTCTTCGGCGAGCGGCTTGAAAAGACGCTCAAGCCGGGAGAGGGAAAGGCGCAAACGGGTGGTTTCGGCGCGGCGGCCGAAGCCGGAGGTCTTAGCATTCAAACGGGATTGCTCACCGGGGCACGAGAAGAGGTTTCCCGGCGAGAGCAAGGTAAACGAGCAGCCGCGCTCTCTGATGGTACGAAGGCGAACCCGTTCTTCGTGACACTCGCCCCCGAAGATCCCGGTCTGGGCGCCCTTTTCGAGAAGACTGGCGAGCGCGAGCTCGAGATGACGTCCGTGATGACGGACGCTGCAAAGGATGCGGACCTGAAACAGCAGGGTCTCTTCGCGACACTGGGTGAGAAGTTCACCGCGGGCTTCGACCGCGTGAAGGGATTCTTCACCGAGAACTTCGGCCCTCTGGGCGAGAAGCTCAAGGGTGGGTTCGAGAAGGTCACGGGATTCCTCGGGCTGGGCAACGACGGCAATACCAAGAACTTCCTCGAGTTGATCGGCACGAACGTGAAGGGCTTCGGCGAGCTGATCGCGAAGCTCGCGAAGGAAGTAGCTGGCGGAATTGCCGGACTCTTCGGCGGCGGCGGCGGCGGCGGCGGCGGTATGGGCGGCGGCAGCGATATTGTCGGTCTCATTTCGTCCTTCGCCGGTATCGCGGGTGGCTTTCAGAGCGGCGGCCTCATCGGCCCTCAGCAGCTCGGCCAGACCTTCACGGTTGGCGAGAGCGGCGTGGAACTGTTCACCCCGCGCCAGACGGGCGAAGTGATTAGCAACGCCGCGCTCGCGCAAGGCATGACGCCCCAGATGCCCGAGATCAACGTCAACATCACAAATGTGGACGACGCGAAGTCGATCCCCGAAGCCATCTCGACCCGCGAGGGCGAGCAGTCGATCATGAATGTTATCCAACGTAACAAGGGTCGGCTGAAGGAGATCCTGACCTAATGCCCTTCGTAAACGCAAACACGTCGGCCTCGGTCTGGCGTCAGAACACGAATCAGGTCGTCAATCAGGACGGCAACCGCGCGCTCTACCGCACCCTCGTGACCTTCGGGGCCGGCAAGGCGGTCATCGGCGCCGTGACCTACGCGGGCACGGGCGACGGGACCATCGACGACCTCGACTCGGGCGTCGATGGCCCGACCGAGAGCTGGACGATCACCTTCACAAGCGCGACGGCCTTCGACGTCTCGGGCACCGTCTCGGGCGCGCAGCCGTCCGGCGTGGTCGGAACGAACTACACGACCACGGGCGACACGATCACCTCGCTCCTGTCGTTCCTGATCACTGCGGGCGCGACGCCCTTCGTGGCCGCGGACGTATGGACGATCCCGGTAACGATCGGCGCGCTCTCCGGGCAGTCGGAACAGTGGGTGCTCGACCGCTGGAGCCCATTCACCACGGCGGGCGGTGGCTTCGTGGATCTCCTCGACCGGAGCACCATCGGCACCGAGGGTGCGTTGATCTGGCACGGTCTGGGCAACGGTTCCGAGGCGTTCTACCAGGGCATCGCCATTACAGAGACCCCTGCCTCGCAGATTTGGAATTTCATCCTGCGCGGCTACACCGGGTTCTCGCCGACGGCAGACTGGGACACCCAGCCCGGCGTCGGGCCGCAAGTGTTCACGGCGCAAT